GGCTTGAGCTGCCTGTAATACAGCATCTTTGATCTCGTCACGCAGTTCTTTGGCTAGTTTTTTGCCAATCCGAGGTCTACCGCCTTCGCCATCCTCATTTTCGCCTTCGCCGTCACCATCCATGTCCAAGTGCTCATCTAGAACCTGCTTCATGAGTTCACTGAGAGGAATCTTTTTTGCGTTTTTGAACAAGTCATCGTAGACTTCCTCAAAGCTCATACCGCGGTACTTAACGTTCAACAAGATAGGTACCTTAGTGATCCTAGTACCAATGTTGTGATCTACCAAGTCTTGATTAACACAATAGTCTGCGGCAATGTTACTAAGGATAGGATCGCGATGTTCACGACGGCTAAGGTGATCATATACTACGTGTAGAACTTCATGTCCAAACAAAAACTCACACTCGCGTAGACTAAGAGAATTAATGAAATTGCTGTTATACCAAAAATGACGTCCATCAGTGGCAGCAGTCGAGCACCACTCATCTGCGTTCTTGAGCTTGAGGCGAGTAGCCAAGTTACCAAAGAAACCAGCCTTAAGCAATAAACCAACACGAGCAGTGATCAACTTCTCTAGTGCGGCTGTGTTGACTTTGGGGTCAGTAACAGTTTTCTTAGCAGACTTTTCTGCTACAGTAGTATCTTCACGTGCCATATATGCTCCTTTATGCAATATTTACATTATACCCTATTGCAGGGTCGCTGTCAAAAAGGGCACTAGGCCCTTTTTGGTTAGTTAGCATTGCTAACAGCGGCTACCACGTACTTACCAAAACGCTTGTGAAACTCATCAAAATGCTTGAGCTTGCCTGGCACGAACGGAATGTTGTAAGTAGTAATCGCAACACGAGCCGCCATAACTACAAGCTCAGTATTGAAATTATCCATAATGAAACGGAAGAAGTTATCCGCCATAGTATTCCACTTGTCCAACTTGCCATTTGCCTTGTCGTAAGCATCCTTAAGCTCGTAGCACAGGCTAATAGTCAACGAGTACATAGCAGACACTTCTTTGACTTTGAGATCAGTGACCTTGCCGTTGAGCACTTCAATAGGGTCAGGCATCTGTCCACTTACCTTGCGGTGAGCCATAAACTTTACCGCCATACCTTCACCAACAGCACCAGCCACCAAGTCGGTGAGACCAGCGTCATTGTCCTCGTCCAACAACTCGCTGACAAAAGTCCAGCTACGCGGAGTAGCAAAACTACGACCTGCCGAACGCGGGTCAAAGTCAAACAAGTCACCTTTAGCAAAACTCAAGTAACCAACTACATCTTTATGAATGCGATTGTTCACAGCCCAAGTCTGCCAAGAGTCAAAGTCCACACGCATTTCTAAGTGAACAAAACGATTAGCAAGAGGACTCGGCATACGATAAGTAACACCTTTGTCGCTGTCGCGATTACCTGCCGCCACCATAACTACATTGTCAGGCAAATGATACTTGCCTACACGACGATTCAAAATCAGCTGATAAGCCGCAGCCTGGGTAGCCGGAGGAGCCGAGTTCATCTCGTCCATAAACAGTACCACGATGGGATACTGACTTGCCAGTTCAGCATCAGGCAATTCAATCGGGGGAGCCCAATCCATCTTGCCATTGTCTTTGTTGTAAAACGGAATACCACGCAAGTCGGTGGGCTCCATCTGACTCAAACGAATATCAATCATGAGTCCACCTAAGTCCTCAGCAATGCCAGCAACTAATTCTGACTTGCCAATACCCGGAGGGCCCCACAGGAAAACGGGACGCTGACGCTTGAAGCAACGAAGTAAAGCACGACGAGCTTCTACACTAGTAACTGTACGATTTTCGCTTACTACTGCCATTTAAGGCTCCTTTGTGTTAATGAACAACTATTATAGAACAGATCTCAACCACAGTCAAATTACTGTGATCGAATGGATTCGCAAAACCACTGCTCACGCTCGATCTTGCGACGAGCTGCTAGCATATTATTTCGTAACTTACGCACTTCTTGAGTATTGGGAGCATGAATGCCACCTAATGCTTTGAGTTTGAGCAGAGCAGCATCACGACGCTGATAAGTTTTAACAGCAGCCTCGGGCACTAAAAACTTAGCATTTACAGCAGGGCTAGTATAAACTACACGCATTTCGCACTCCGATTTCTTACTATACCCATATTATAGCAAAATGGGCAGTTTCTGGTCAACCGAGCTCTCCAATCATCACGGTGTATCCGGTGCCCCTGGCGACATGTCGGGAATACTCCACGGCTTGATCTTGGGTGTCAAAGAATTCTAGCACTTCTTCACCAGGGCTATCGTGCCATTTGCGACATACATAAAATCTACCTTTGCCCTTCCAACTATCGATCAGGTGCCGCCATTCTTCTTTGGTCCGTCTCATAGTCTGCTCCTTGTTGTTTACTGTACCACTATTGTAGCAGTAATCAATAACCCAGTCAATTGGAGGGTTATTCTGGTGTGTTGCAGGAAAACAACAACAAAAAACCCTGCTCGGGGCAGGGTTGTGCCTGGTTTTTAAGCAGGTTTTAGCGACCCTTTGGGGTGGCTGCGTTGACAAAACCGTACATCTTTTCTGCTGTAGCAAGCACTTGATCAAGTCCAGGAAACTCGGGCATACCAACTTTGGTAGTGACATGACCTTTATCATCTTTGGTCACGCTAAGTTCCCAACCATGGAACTTGCTATGATATTCTTCTGCGACCAAGTCTTTGGCCATCTTTAGAATTTCTGTGCGGATTTCGTATCCGTTCTTGTTGAATTTGACTTCTGGTGCTTTTGGTAGTTGAAATGTATCAGACATATTTTTCTCCTTTGTGTGTGTATGTCATTTGTTGGTTTTTTGTTCCGCACGACTCTGCGCGATCCAGGCATCCCAACCAGCCTTGTGCCAATCAATACTAAATGGATTCAACAACTTCTCCAATTTGGTATGATAAAATTCTCTTATGCAAGTTGATACGATTCCATTGGTGGCTTCAATAGCACTATGCAAAAACCTAGTTTGTGCATCGATATAAATGATCATATCATTCTTAAGATCTGGATGGCGTACATATTTTTCTACGAATTGCATTTTAGCATTCTGTACGCTGTCAATAAAAAGTAGTGGTTGGTTAAACATCATGTCTCCCTGTGTGTAATATACAAAATTATTTATGAAATAGTCAAGTCTTGCGGCGATTATTTGGAGTAACAAAATCCCATTCTTCGCCCAGAATTTGTCTGCGTTCTAACATTTCATCGATGGCTACTACCATGCAGAGAAATGTTAGTACACCGAATGTGAATAGTAAAGTGGGTTCCATCGCTATCGTCCCATCAACTTAACTGCACTTTGCCATTTTCCTCGGCGAGTAAGATGACTAGCTACTAGTCCAGTACACCATACTTCATAAAGCATTTTAATAAAAGTCATTGCCAAGCTCCTGGGTTATGATTGCTCAAGTATCTACGGGCACGAGCTTGACCGCTGGCTTCTAGGGCCAGGTAAATTTTATGAAATACTGCTAAAACATAGGTAATCATTTAAACTCCTTGTGAGAATTGTATTCAAACTCTTTGATTAGGTTATCTAGAGTAGCAGCGTCGGTAACGCTGTGCCGACTTAGGTATGTTTCCAGGCGTTGTTGATAACCATCTTTTGGAAACATCTCGGCTAGACGCTCAAGGATCTTGAGCATGAACTGTGAAATAAACATTTTATCCTCTATATATGTGTGTTTACGCTGCACCGCAGCATAATTATTTATCAAGTTCGGAGCTGTTGTCTAAGTACTTTTGTAAGTCGTTATCGTACAAAATTAGAGTCATACTGGTACGTTCATCAAATACTCTAAGTTCATTTTGATAACTTATATAGTAGGGAGCAGGAAAATATTTCTCCATCTGCAGGAGTGTTTTTGGTAGTAAAACCGAGTCTAAATCGTGCTTATAGTACTGGATTTCTGCATTTTTGGTGCAGAATTGAAAGCCGGTCTTAGTAAGACGCATACTAGCCGCATTAAGTGGATTAAAGAACCAAACTTTACGAAAATGGTCTATGCTGTCTCTTACAGTACCAAAGAAAGGACTATTAGCATAAAGACTGCTATTATCAATAAGCCAACGAGTAAAGGTTGGTTGATCTAGTCGCACTATTGTTGGTAAATCACCGAACCTTGATTAAGCAAGACCACTGTAAACTTATCGGTCTTAAATTGACTGTTTAATTTTTTAGCTAGACTGATTGCATGGCCAGGGTTCGAAAAACTGACCTTGCGATACTTGGGACCAGGATAGCTGACTAATATATTCTGTGTCTTTAAGTTAACTGGACGGCCTTCATAATAAACAGCCCATATACCTTCACTGGCAAGAACTTGATCACACTTATATGTGGCCTTGTCCAGTGTCTCTAGAATAACTGTTGGTTTAGGTCTGCTCATTAAACTTCCTTGATATACATAGTTATTTATGCGTACTTAACGACTTCAAATTATCTAGCATATTCTTTTCGGTATAAAATGGTCCTAAATAATTATTTCTAGTAAGTATGATTTTCTTTGGACAGAATTCTGTAGCCCACTCTGTTCCTATTTGGATAAGATAATATCCTGCACAATAGTAACTTTTACTTTTACGCGATGTAGTATACAAAGGTAATTTAAGTTTTAAATCATATATGGCGTTGTATGGAACACCCCGACATGGATAATCATAAACCGAGTCTGCTGACCTTGTCTGTTTCTTCTGCCCAGGTACAAATCGGATATTGTGGGCAGTACCTAGCACTTTAAGACTAGGGTATTTAAGTCTATGATTTTCGTGAACAAATACAACGCCATCTTCTGCGGCCTGTATAGTTCCAATTTTCCTACCATCGTCTTCAACGATCCAATATTTATTTTTGATAATGGGCTTGGCTTCTATGGTCATTTTAATCCTTATATGCAGCACTGAAAATTTCAGCAAATGCTTGACTGTTTTCACTCAGTTTCTCTAAGTTAAATCGGCCGCAAAACTTAAGAAATTGAGCTCCAATCATGGGGCGATTGCGTTCCTTGGAACCTTCTGCAATGGTTTCCGCTATTTTTACTTTTACGTCTGCAGGTTGAGCACGTAGATCTACTAGAACACGATTGCGTTCATAATCATCTAATACACGATGTTCTTGACCTTCATGATCTACCCAACGTTGCAGCATCATGTTATTCCAATTGAATCCTCGTGTGTTACGATCAGCGAATGCCTCCATTAATCCAACACGATTGCGAGTGCCTTGTGTACGCACACCAGGATAAGCACTAAAAATATTATCTGTGGGATCGCCACGCATACACTTTTCAAACAAGATCCATTCGGGATCGGGTATGCGTTTGGGCTCCTTGGTTTTCTTATCTACTACTAGTTTACCTCTACGATCAAATATACCTTCTAGTGTATGAAGCTCATCTGTTACCCCATTGTACTGCTTGACATTCTTGGCCAATAGTTGATGAAAATCTGAATCTGAGCTAACGATAATATTCATGTCCCAGGCATGTGCAGTAATCCAACCTGCTATAAGATCATCTGCTTCTAGTTCAGGATGCCGCAATACTGTACAGTTGGTGCGGGTGTCTAAAAACTCTTTTAAAGAGTCTAAACCTGCCCAAAATGCTTGGTCTTCTTCAGCTTCACGCGGTGATAATGCAGCACGACCTTCGGCTCGGTTACGCTTGTAAGGCGGGTAATAATCCTTACGCCAGCTACGACCCTCGTTGAAAAATATGACATGATCTGCACGTTGGTCACGCCAGCATTTGTTTACGCTACTCAGTGTGACATGAATAGCAAAGGCCACTTTCTCTTCAGTAGAGGTCGCACGGTGGGCTGAGTGGCGAGCACGAAAGTACATGTTCGCTAGATCAATAAGTAGATATGTTTTCATGTCGTTATATTAGCAGTTAACGACTAATACTGTCAACTAATTTCGGTGCGTCCGTCGCCCAAATTTCTTCTTGATACTCTACGTAGGTCAGGATCGGCCTGTTCTTGTTCATAAGTTTCCAAAACTACGTTGCGGCAAATGTCCTGGAACCAGCGGTCTACTATGACATGTTCGGGTTCATTTGGTTGTTTTTGGTATCCTGCTCTGACCAAATTAGCTAGGAACTTGTCGTTCCAATCTAGTTCAAATGCACCAGCACCAATATTATCTGGATCCAATTCTACCGCAATCACATTGACATAGGGTTCGCCACGTTCAGTAGCCAGTTCCTTAGCTGATTTGGTTTGTTTAGGTTTACGTGTTTTTTTTGGTTTTACATCCGTAGATTGCGGGTCAGCGACGACTGGCTCGGGTTCTGTGCTACCAAAAATGCGTTTAAGTATCTGTTTCACCTACTCCCTCCCATGTGTTATCGCCTAGCTTGCGTACTGACCCTAGGAATGTTAGACCTCCGGGAATACCCGAACTCCATTGAGCTGGTCCAGTACGAATTAGCACTGTACGATTTTGAAATTGAGTTGATTCTTGATAAAGGTGATAAACTTGTCCCACCTGCGGTAAAAACATATAGTGGGCTTGATGTACTAATTCGGTTAACATTACTCTACGCTCCAAAGCACGGTATTGGCGTTGTAAAACTTCTGCATGTTCATTTAGTCTAGATAATTCTTCGTTGGCAAACTGTCTGGCTTGATTAAGCTGCAAATCACGCTCGGATTCAACATCAACCATGTCAAACTTTGGTGCTCCTACTTCTGTAGGATAAGGCGTGACATTACGATTGAAGAAGTTTACTAACTGATCCGCTACTGTAATGTCAAAGCTGTTACGACCCTTGGCTGAATTGGTCATGTACCCCACTCGTTCTTAAAGAGCGGTACTTGGAGACGATCGCTGTATCGTAAGCCATGCTTCATACAAGCTAGTGCCACGTTCTTGTTATTTAAGCTATATACACTTTCAACACCGCCCACAGGCATGAGATAGACTTCACCGGTGAAACCTGCATCTCTAAACTCCATTGTAGCACGTAAGGCATCTTGAATGTCCTGTTCAGTGGCTACCACAAATTTAAGATAAGCCCATCCTACTTGTTGATATTGACATACAATGTCAGGCTTGATAGCATCTTCCCAACGCTCACCACTGGCAGGTAATTTAGCACTGATGGAGAAGGTAATTTCTCTATCGGCTCTCGCAGTCCATGCTGCCAAATATGATTTGAAATCTTCTGTAAGGCGTTGAGTTCCATTGGTTTCAAATGTGATCTCTTTGAGGTCCTGCATGAACTCGTGATCCAACAATTCCGGAAAAGCACGTTGCCAACCTAGTAGTGGTTCGCCACCTGTGATGACCAAGTGTTCTCTCATCCACCTTTTGTAGGGTAAGAGTTCTTTGATGCGTTCAACGATCGCCTCTGTTGTAAGTAACGGTGAAAGGTCTTTGAACCTAGGATCCCAACTAGCGTAACTATCACAACCGGTACTAACAAGTGGGAGATCTCTATACTGCTTAAACTCTGTAATACGATCTGCAATTTGGTTTCGTTCATTTGATTTTGCTCCTCGTGGCATTCCGAATCCGTCACAAGTGAAATTGCATCCGAATGTTCTTAGGAATACACTGGGTACTCCCATGTATCTGCCCTCTCCTTGTACGCTATAGAATAGCTCACTTATTTTGATCTTGCTCATTATTGATTCCGAAATGATTGATTATGTATGATCCAGGCGAATATGCCGGATATTGGTAGTTCATTACTGGACTGTGATTGACTACACGAGCACATTCTAGCACAGTCATTTCAATAAGTCTACGGGTACGTTCAGGTTCATAAGTTCGACTAAACCCAGCTTCTTCGATAAGTCGTTTAACTATATCGTTATTCATTTTTAAAATAATGCTCTAATACTTCTAATTTATCATGATAGTCACTGATATGTGCTAATTCTGCTTCTATTGCCGCCATAATATCGGTATGCTCGGGTATAGCAATAGGGTTAGCCAGCATTACTTCTACATTGGTAACGTGTTTGGTAATGTGACTTCTAAGGTGCTCTTTAGTAGCTTCTAATAATCGTTTACGCATTTTCATATATGTTTGACCATTGTTTAAGTTTTTCTTTTTTAGCGGCGGTTGCAGCCACTAAACGTTCTCTGTTGACAATGCCCTGTTCTACTAGAATGTCAATCATAGCTAGTACATCGCCAATTTCTACTTCTAGGTGTTGGGCATTGGTAGCAGGTTTTCCTGGTTTAAAATTATCTAATCCAAATCTAAAACATTTACTTACTGCTTGTGTTACTTCTGCACATTCTTCTTGAAGAATCAGCAGAGTTTCTCTGACTTTAGGATCCATGAAAGACCTCGTGTGCAATTTCAAATACTGTGACCGGGGTTAGGTTTGTCATCCCTTGCTCAAAATTTCAAAGTTGTAAAAATTCTGCACCGATGCAGTAGCGTTGGGAATAATGTATGACTGGTATTTTGCATCACGTAATTGCACCGGAAAATAATCATCAAATGCTACCGGAGCCCACTTAAATGATGTACGTTTAAGACAATCTTGACCTTGCTCTATGTGGGTATCGATATCAATATCGTCGATAAATTCTGGCAAATTATATTCTTGATGACTAAAATTACGTATTTTATTTTTAATAAAATCATTGTCACCAATGTAACTAAAATGCCAGCCTGCATGATTCAAAAAGATAAAGTTTTTGACAGCGGGAATATCGTTCCAATTTATGTGCCACCAATCAAATACTCTTAGGTCATTTATTTTGTGCCCCCACTTATGTGTGTCTCTTACAATATGACCAATAAAGGCTTTAGGAATAGCCTTGTATTGGTCATTGGTACACATATAGTTGTACTTGAAATAAAATGTAGGCGTCTTAAATGCATAAAAGTCTAGATTATTATCTCTAGTATATTGAATAGCTTCTGGCCTTAAGATTTCATCTACGTCAACAATAATTACTACATCATCATCTTGTAATATTCGACCGAGATACTCATTGGCCTGGAGACGCTGGTGAGCTTCGTGCTCCCAAGGAGATGGAAAAGTAGGAGCGTTCCATTTTATATATTCGATCTTATCATGCCATTTAGCAAATCTTGCCCAGTTGTTCTCTAGGTTCCAAGGTTTATCTACGCCCATGAACGTTTTTGAAGATTCTGTGATAATGATTCTATCAACATGATCTGCTGTGATAGACAAATGCAACTCCAACATGTCTAATTCATTGTAGAAAATTATTGTTTCGTAAATTTTTTTCATTCATAGTCCTTCGAA